AGATGCTCCTCGGCTATCGGGAGCGCCACAGCAGCGGCCTGCACGCCGTAGATCTTCTTCGACGCCTGCAGGTTGTTGTTGAAAACAGCCTGAACCAGCGTGTCAGCGGCAGCGGTGTCCGTGAAGTCACGGCCGGGCGTGCCGACAGACGCGGCGGTGGAGGTCAGCTTGTGCCAATAGCAGCCGCCGGCACCGTCGACCATCACGTCCTGATAGGTCACACCGGGCACAAGCCAGGTCTTATAAAACAGGTTGGGAAGAACAGTTGCCTTGTACTGCTCATCCACGTAAAGGGATCCATACTGGATAGACATAGATCATCATTTCCTTTCGTAGTCTTAGCCCCTGAAAAACGGGTTGTTTTTGTATTTCTGGGCTACGTATTCTTTTGCGCCCCCCGCCGGCGGCACCATGCCGCTGTGATCGGACGAAAAGCGCGCCTTGCTGGCGGGATCGGCCACAAGGATGCCGGGGATCTCCTTGCCGTTCTGATCGGTGACAAGGCCGGTAAACAGGTCGTCGATCGACTTGCCGCGCGCATCGTCAGACCCCAGTGCTGTCACCAGCTTGTCCGTGATGCTTTCGCGCGTGATGTCGTTGACGAAGTGCTTTCCCGACAGGAACGTGTCCACCGTACTGCGCAGCTTCACGGCGGCAGCGTCCTTCTTGCGGTTGTCCCGCTCGGTCTGCAGGTCATTGGTCAGGGTCGTGATCTGACCTTTCAGCGCTGCGACATCCACGCCGTCAAAGGCTGCAAGCTTGCCCTGCACGTCTTTCAGCGATGTGTCCAGCGCGTCGTGGCGTTCCTGCAATTTGGTGTATTCCGCCACGGTCTTGTAGTTCTCGGCGACGGCCTTGCGCAGATCCGCCGCTTTTCCTTCCGGGATCGTGATGCCGAAATCGGAAAGAATGGTCTCGATGTTCTTCATGCGTAATCCTCCTGAACGTGATTTTTAACAGCTCGTCAGCTGTACGGATTGAGCCGGATGAACCACCGGCAGGGTCGTGATATGGCAAAGGGGCAGCCGGTTTCCCGTCCGCCCCTGCGTATCCTGATTCGATTTTGGGTATAAGAAAACCACCTCGCCGATTGGTAAGATGGTTCCTCTAATTATTATGTGAAATAATTTTCACGTTGGATTTATCTTGACGTTGTTTTTAAATATCCAGCTGGTCGCAGATCTGCGAAAGTGACTTACCACAAATAAACGGAATATTCATTGCATCGTCCACCGAATGTGCGTCCACTGCATATCCATCGTAGCAAAGCGCAATGTCCTCCCGGCTGAACGGGCAAATAGACCCGAATTTCCCTTGATATGCAAAATCAATGTCTTGGGTAAGATCATCAATCCAAGCCCTTAAATCCTTCGCGTTCACAGTATATCCGCGTTCTCCTTTCGTTCCTGATCGGTGAGCTCACGCGTCGCTCTGGTCTGGCGCCTGTCGTCATCCCAGGTAATGTCGTGCGCGTGCTCTCCTTTGGCTCCGTATGGATGCCTTTTCGGATTCCCGTGCGGCCCATTACTGATCTGCCTGCATTGCCAACCATCCGCATCAAAAAATGTTCTGTCGCGTTGTTTGCCGCCCATAGAAGCGGTATCAACAACTGCATAAGAACGATACTGCCCGGGAACGTGTGGTTTGGCTTTTGAAGTCCAGTCATCAGTTACAACTATCGTTCCGTCTTTATTATAGTGATATTTCTTGTATTTATCAAGGTCTTTACGTACCGCCGCAGATGCGGTTGACGCCGCCGAGCGATCCCAGCCCGCAACGGCCAGCCGATCGTGGTACAGTTTCAGGTCGTTATCGGTGCAGAACTTCGTGTAGGCCGCGTTCTGATCCTGCAGGCGCTTGGCGGACTGTGCATATTTCTCCTGCAATTTTGCCTTGCCCGCCGGATCTTCGCAGCTTTTCACGGCCGTATGCAGCGCCGTACACTTGCGCTTCTGCGCCCGGATGCGGCGTTCCAGCGCGCGCTGCGTCTGCGACAGTTCATAGGCGCGCCGGTTGGCTTCGGTATCGATCGGCTTGTTATTGTTCCGGCTAACGCCAGGCAGGAACGGCGTGAAGGAATGGCGGCAGTTATAGCCGCACAGGCCCAGCGGATTTTCCGGGTAGCCGGTCGCGTCCAGCAGGTTATCGAACTGCGCGTCCTTGCCAGCGATGCAGTACACCTTGCCCTGCCAGCCGGCATGATCGGCGATCGGATCGGTATCAGACACACGCGCGCCCAGATGCTGCGACACCAGCACATGATTCCAGCCCATGTCTTTGCACTGCTGGATCGTCATGTTACCGGATGACTGCGCCACGCCCGTGCGGATGCAGCGCAGCACCGCCACTTCCAGCGTGTCCTTGTGGCCGGACGGATACCGAACGGTCGGCTGCAGCTGCCCCAATTCCTTGATGCCTTCCAGCATGGCAGCAGTATAGGACTGCGCACCGGTGCGTACTTTCCAATACGCCGCGTCGCAGATATCGATGAACGCCTGATTGGTCGCGCCAGCCGTCGTGCGCGTGATGTTAGAAATTTCGCCGACCGTGCGTTCATAGGCGTCCGTGATGATCGCCATCATGCTGGGCGACAGGCCGGAAAACGTCACGGCGGCGGCTTCTGCGTCCGCCTTTGCTGCCTGAATGCCGCTATCCTTGAAGATCTTTGCGATTTCCTGCTGCGATTTGCCGGTGCTTTTGGCCAACGCCTTCTGGATTTCGTCCAGATTCCCGCCGGCCTGTTTCAGCACCCACGCCTGCCATTCATCCGTGCCGGTCAGCAGCTTCTTTTCGCCGCGGCCGAACCGGATCATGAAGCGCTCGATCATGTCGCGCGCAATCCATTCCGTCAGGTCATCCAGCAGCGGCAGCAGGGTTTCGCCGATTTCCTGAAACTGTTCTGGGGTGATCATTCGGTATCAGGGAACAGACCCGGTTTCGCCGTGTTGGCTTCGGCGTAGGCCGCTTTTGCGTCGTCTTCGCTGAAGCCTTCAAAGCGCACCAGATACATCCACCACGGCAAAACGCCGAGCTGGCAAAGGCTTTTCGTGTTCTGCCGGTCCTCTTCGTAGCTATACGTGATGTCCCCAAAATTGTACGCCACGGTATACGTGCCATACGGCGCCAGATCGTAGATATCGGCATAGTCGTTCAATGCCTGAATCAGGTCATCCACAGCTGCCTGGATGCGGTCGCGGATGTCCTTGATGCGCTGGATGGTGCGGCGGTCATCGGCTTCCACCTGCGTTGCAGTAGCAAGGCCCTGTTTTTCGTTGTAGCTGAAATAGCCTTCGGAAAAGCCGCACTTGGTCGACAGGCTTTGCAGCAACATATTGATGCCGGTCTGGCGTTCGCCGGTTTTCAGCTTGCGGTCAATTTCCTGATAGAAACTTTCGGCCGCCGAGCCGGCAACGTTTTGCACATAGCGCGGCAGCCGCACGGAAACATGCTTCCGGCCTGGCTCGCGCAACAGCCGATCATCCACAAGGGCGATCGACCGGGAATCCTGAATTTCGTCCACCATGGCAGACCATGCAACATCCAGCCCACGCAGTTCCGGCAGGGCGTTGGCATAGATGGACATACCGCAGGCGCCGCCGTCGATGTTGTTGGCATCTGGCATGGTGCACACGGCAAACAGCGGTGCGGTATCATCCAGCACGGCGTCCGGCAGGATGCCCACCCAATCCGGCACTTCATCCAGATTCACACGGGATGCCGCTGTTTTGCCCTTCGCCAGCCGGAACGCGCGGTTGGAAACCACATAATGCGTCCCTTCGTAGCGGTGGTATTCGGCCTTGACGTAGTAATAATCCGGTGTCGCCTTCGTGTCATACAGCACGACGCCGATCACACGCTTGCGGTTATCCACAGCCGTGATCGTAAATTCCGGCGGCGTGTACAGACCGATGCTGTCCGGCGTGGGTTTCAGCAGGAACATACCGGCGGCGCAGCCAACGTCCAACATGTCACGCAGGAACGGAATCAGTTCTTCGTTCAGACGTTCCTGCAGCCAATCCGCGCGGGCCGAGCCGGACAGTTTGACGCTGACACCCATCGTCGCAAGGCGCGCAGCTTCGCCGGTCACTGCCTTTGCAAAATTGATGGTGCGATCCTGATCGTTTGCCCACGGCGGGGTGCCCGTCCAGATCTGCATCCACAGGTCTTCCGCTTCGCGCATTTCCGGCGTTACCAGCGGCGCAATGCGGAATTCTTCGCGGATCTGCTTTTTCACGCTGTCCAGCGGGATATTGATTTTCACAGGCAGCCAACCTCCTTGAACACTTCGCACATTTTCGGAAACTGCGAAGCAATCCAGTCCACGTATGTTTCGTCATGGCCGTATTCCGGATGCGTAAAGTTTTCGGACAGCCCGCTTTCAAACAGAAATGCATGAATGATTTCATGACGCATAACTTTTTTCTGATAGACGCTATAGTCTTTTAGGTCGCAGTCTTTGGCCTTTTTTGAAATAACAATGGTCTTTACCGTTTTGTCGCAGTAACCATCGCATTTTTCAAGCATTGCATCTTCGGCCGCCGCGGCTTCAATGATTTCATATTCCGTCCCCAAAATATTTACAGTCATGCACTTGCCCCCCTGCGCATCGTCAGCGGTTCCAGTGCGTACCGCGTGGCGTCGATGCTATGGTTATTCACGTCCGGGTATCCGGTGACGACGTTGCCGTCTCTGTCCCGCTCGTATTCGTATTCTGAAAATTCTTTCGCTGCATTCGGGCAGCGCACCGGGTCGATGATGATGCGCCGGCGCTGCAGCCACTTCATGCCGTGTTCGATCGACCCCGGGCCTTTAACGGCACCTGTGACGGGTAGGCCCATTTCGCGGTGATCGTTGACGCTTTTCGGTTCGGCCGAATCGGCCGTGATGGTGTAATCGTCATAGCCGTGTTCGATGATCCAACGCGCCGTCTGTTCGTTCGATTCCTTGTTGACGTAGTGTTCTGCGAAGATATACACCGCCTCGCGGTCGCTGTCGTAGTAGCAACGGATGAAGCAGTACGGATCGGGATACCAGCCCCAGTCCTCGCCCTGGAAGATGCGGTCGAAATGTGAAATCTCTTCGTCTGTGATCTCCCGCTGTTCCAGATAGTCAAAGACGCTGCCGCCGTCGCCGTTGGCCACGCCCTCGTATTC